GTACATTTGAGGGTTAAACTTAACTTCGTTATACTTGATAACTGGAAACAATTCTTCTACTCCTAGTGTTATCGGTCTAACGTTTGCAGGAAAATCAGCATAATTTTTATCTGTCATGATAACATTACCTTTTAATTCTCCATTTTTTGGTATAATACCCCAAACTCTAGCCTGCGCCATGTAATCTGACGGTATCGATAATTCTCCGCTCTTGCTCCATGTTCCGTTGGTTTGTTGTTGAAATAACCATGCTTTTTTAGTATTATAGTTAGCAAAAAGAATTTGCGTTGGTACTGGTCTAGTTCTTGAATCTTCGTACTCTCTAAACCAATCTTCCGTACTACGTTCTGTTTTTAATACCCCAGTTGCCCAAATAGTCGTAGCACTTGAAACGCCTTTTAGCTTTCTTGTGTCCGTTTCGCTTAGTTTAGGCTTGTAAGGTGATAAAACTACCCCAGTAGGGAACGCTACGCTTCCAGTCCATTCATTCATAGAAGTATAGTTAGTTTTTTCGCTGACTCTACAATTCCCAATGTTATAACTTGCACGCATTTCATCCGCATAGATTTTAAAGTCCCAATTTGACCAATAAGAACCCATGTTATAACCTGTATTAAGCATTGCTGAATAAATTGTTTCATCTACTCTATAACGTTTGTCATCTAGTTGATAATACCAACCCTCTACGATGTTACTTGCCATTTCTCCAAAAGTGCAATCAATTGCAGTATTTATGTCAGTAACGTATAACGGTTCTTGGTTATCTGCCCATGCCTTTGTGTCGCTGTCAAAAGTTTGTCGCTTTTCTGTGAACTGTTCAGGATAAATGACGTTACCAGTCAAATCAAATATACCCTTGTCTCCATTCAAAACGTGAAATTTTAGCGTTCTACCTGCTTCGGTGTCATAAGTATCTGAATCAATTCCAATCAATACACGCTGACCTAGTGGGCGACTATAACACCAAACGGCTTCTTGTTTACAAATTCCTCTTTCCTCTAAGTAAAAGAGTTCTTTATCAGTTTTAGAACCTACCCAAGTATAAACTTTATAATCAACGCTTTGTGGTGGTGTACCCTCATAAAACCCAGTAAACGGCGGTGTTCCGTCATCTGTATTAGTCTTTCGATAGCCGTTAAACTCATCTCTATCCTCAACGAACGGAGTAACCTCTCCACCTTGTTCAATCTTAGGTAAATACACTTCAAATTGTACAAAATCGCTTGTTTGTGCTACTTCAAAGGCTATACCAAACTTTTCAACCGTTTCCGTACTAGGTAGCGTGTAAATTTCTTTTACATCTAAGTATTGATTAGGTTGAACTCGGTATGTACCTACAAGCTCATTTTTGGTACCGTATAGCAATTTTAACCGTACCTCTAGTACATTTATACCTGGATTGTATAAAGTCCCTGACAAGCCATATTTTTGCCCTTGTTTGAGGTTTGGTGTTACAAAGTTAGGGTATAAACTAGGATATTGTTTTCTTTCATAATCTGTACAAAAAGCAATACCGCTTATTTTATTCTCTCCTTGCGGTTTAGTGACAATAGAACCATAACTATATGGTCTATTCCAGTCATCAGGACATTTTTTCCTTTGCCAACGCTTGCTTGTTTCTGGACCTGTCGTTCCGTCTAACAAATAGATATGTTGTGGCAAATATTGAATTGTTTCGATACTCTTTAAAGAACAACGTTGTACAATGTTCCAATTAGGTTTTTTAATTGTGAAATCTCTACCTGTGTTAGGATTCCAGCAATACGCTTTAAAAATAGTCATTCTATTGCTAAGCCCTCCACTAAGTCTACTAGTTCTTTCTCTGTGCTTACTTCGTCCACTTTTTGTTGTTTAAGTTTAACGTTTGCGTCAACATAAACTCCCTCAATCTCCATTAGTTTCAACAATGCCGAACGGTCTGGCAGTTTGTTTACTTCGGTAACTGTTCGCCCTGTTTCTGTCTTCCGTCCGTTAGGGTTGTTTTTATATTGGATAACTGTTTTTGTTTCTTTTCCTCCAAACGCTAGGGTTTTTAACGCCTCTAGCATTTTTTTATTTTCTTCTTCTGTCATAGCCATTAGATGAAATAGTCCTCACTTTCTTCACTTTCTAAGAACCACCACATCAAGTTGATTAAAGCGTCAGCCAAATCAATCTTATCTGTATAGCCCTTTTTGATAATACGCATTAGCCCAAAATCGTTTATTTTCGTTTCTGCGTTCATTAAATGCACCGCTAGTAGTTTACTATCAAAATGTATTTTCCCCTCCTCCATGAGCTTTTGAGTGGCTTCTAGGGTATTTGATAGCTTAAAGCTGTTCTGCATTACTTTGTTATAGAATTCAATGTCATAAGTCTGCTCAAATTTATCAATGAAATTCTTAGCATAGTTAGGGTCATAATTCAACGCAATCGGAACACTACCATTCATAGCACTCATAAAAGCGTCCCATGCTTCGCCTGACATGTTATTTATACCCTCATGTGTTATTGTTTCCCCTAAGTGTTTAAATTTATCTTCTGCACTCTCTGGCATGACAGGGATAGCTTTAAAATAATAGTGTCCGTTTTCTCTGTACCCTATCACAGTACCCCAAACATCGCCACGTACTGAAAAGTCTGAACCAATAGCAACTAAACGACCCTCAAAGTCTAATGGTGGTACTAGACATTTGTCTACAATTTGTTTTGTAAAGATTGTAGTGCTGTCAGTCATTGATAAATTAAAACGTTTAGTGATAATTTTAGCCATTTTAACAGGGTTACCGATTGCCCCTATAAAGTCCTTTTGAATGTCCTCAAGACTTAAAGTGTAACCTAAAGCTGGGTTTGCTTTAATATATTTAGAACTGTCTTTTACTTCGTCATAATCGTCTAAAGCATAATAGAATACCCAATGACTGAAATCATCATCTTTTACCCATTCTTTCCAACTTTCAAGCTCGTCATCATAAGCACCGCCACGAATAACGTTGTTTGTAGTTGAAATAAAAAGCGTACCCTTGTTTTTTCTTAGCCCCTGTCTAATAGTGATGAGAGGGTTCTTTTTAAACGCACCAAATTCATCTATGATAATAAGTTGTTCACGTCCACCGTCTAGCGTGTCCTCGTTACTAGCGTAGATAGAAATCTCTGTGCCTTTACTTTTTAGAATTGAATTTTCTTTTACAAGTATCTGTTCTTTGTTTAGTTTGAACTGGTTTTTAAACTTATTAATGATAGTGCTTGACAGTTTCCCATAGCTCTGAAATGCTTCATCAAGATTTTTTCTGCTTGGTCTTTTTTGGTAGCCATTAAAGCTATAACGCTATTAGGTTTAGGAAACAAAAAGAGTTCAATCAAGGCTATCATGACATCAAGAATAGATTTTGCGTTTGAACGTCCTACAATAACAACAAACTCATCAATTTGATAAGGTGTGCAATACATCAACGTAAGCACCGCCTTGTGATAAGGTATGATTTTAAAGCGTTCGTTATTAGGCAAAGTCATAAATTCCTCAATGAAATTAAAGATTTTATCTGCCTTTTTGTAGTCTATTTCATGCTCGATTTTAGCCACTTTCTTTTTTAGTAGCTTAATCATTTCGCCATTATCTTTATCTTGTCCTATCCAGTCTTGAATTAAACTCATTTTTACATCTCCTTATATTAACCCCTCCGCTATAATTCTAGCGTAGTCTATTAAATCTCCGCTTCGTTCCATTCCTTGGTGGCATTTATGGCAAAGAACTTCGGTAGGTACGTTTATTACTTCTTTGTAAAAGTCATTGACTTCTAACATGTCATTGTTCCATTGTAATGGTATAACGTGATGACAAATTAAGTGTTCTGTACTCCAACACTTCTCACAATGTCCTACCCTGTTCTTTTCTTCACGTGCCTTTTTTATCCACCTAGGGTCATTGTATAACTTGCTTTTAGTATAAATCAACGCTTGTTTAGTTTTACCCCATTTCTTTCTAGTTTGTTATAAATTTCGTTCGCAATTCTACGACCGTCCGCACTAGATTGTACGTAAATTTTGATGTCTTGTTGTGAGTTGTCTTGTGTTCCAATGCTTGGTGTTGCGGTTGTACCTTTTGTTGCTCGTGCATAAGGTTGGACCGCATTAACTGCTCTGCTGATTGCTTCCCTACCACCTGCAAAGAATTGTAAGTCCAATGGTAACTGTCCATTTCTTGAACCTAGAATTTTTTGACCTAGTGAAGTAGGTTCTTTAATTCCTAGAGGGTCAATATTACTTCTTAACCAACCCCAATGAAAGTCACTAAAAGCATCGCCCCATGTACTGTTCTTTCTGAACCCCAATGCTTTACCAAGTAAACCAGTATTACCTCCAATGTTGCGTGAAAGGTTCAATGCACTTTGTACGGCACTATAAGCGTTATTTGCCCAATTATACAAATCTTTTAATGAACTAATAGCTGAACCAACTTTACCTAAGAAACTACCGATAGAAGTAAAGTTCATTTTGTTGAAGAAGTTTTCAACTGCTCGTTTTGCATCATTGACTGCACCTTTCATTTCATCATTTGATACTTTACCGTCATGGTTCTTGTCAATGATTTGTGTTAATGCACCAACTGCTTTACCTGCCATTTGACCTAACTGGCTTCCGATAGTGCTTGCCATTGTTGTGGCGTTGTTTCCTAGGTTACCCATGTCTATGCCTGTATCGCCTAAGCCTTTACGGAAACCGTCCAATGCACTTGTATTAAAACCGTTAGCAATCATTTCACGAATTTGCCCCCACGTGCTAGGACCTGAAGCGACAAGCTCGTTCCCTTTTTGTTGGAATAATTCAAGCGCTCTGTTCATTACATTTGTATCTATAGCACCGTCTGCCATAGCTTGTTTAAATTCTGCTAGTCCAATGTTGGTGTGATTAATTTCGTTATATGCTTGAATCAACATATCACGGAATTGCGCACCAAGTGCTGATTGCATGATTTGATTGAAGTCTTGAGCGTGTAAAGCACCTGAACCCAACGCTTGAGCTAAACCATAAGAGAATTGCTTCTGTGTGTCCATTGTTAGCCCTAAGCTGTCCCCTACGGCATTAATTGAATTAACAATTTTAAATGCTTGGTCGCCTGTTAGACTAGTATAACCTGAAATGGTAGACCCTAACTCGTTCAGGTCATTACGTTGTGATTTTAGAAGTTCACTACCTGAATCAATGTATGAACTGAAACGTTTGTAACCCTCTGCACCGTCTGACAAAGTAGCTGACAAGCTCTTTTGTGCCTGAATTTGTCTATCATAGGTATTCATTAAGTTGTTAGCAAAACCACCAACTAAGTCAGTAGCTTTTGAAATTCCACCAGTAACAAGTGATAAGCCTGCTGAAATACCACTAACAACATTACCAACTTTTGAGAATGTTCCTAATAGCGAACTACCCGCACTTTTTACGTTATCAACTACGCTTGAAAGTCCTCCGCTTTTAACTCCTTGTGATCCTACTTTAGCTAGTTCTGTGCTTAGTCTAGTCGCTTGCGTTTGTGCTTTGATTAACTGGCTTTCTAATGCCTGTACTTGTTTTTGTGTAGCACCTGACATTTTTGCGTTTGCAAGTGCCTTTGTTAAATTATCAACGTTCTGCTTAGCAAGGTTTAAAGCTCTTTGAGTTTCTTTAATACCTTTGTCTTTCATAGTCACAGAGCCTGTTATTTGAGCGTTCCTATTAGTTTCTTTAGCTAGGCGCCCGATATTATTAATTTCTCTTTGTGCTTCCCTAGCACTACTTAAAACGCCTTTAGTGTCCAGTTCTGCCTGAATGACATATTTTTCTTTAGCCATTGTTTGTTATACTCCTTAATTTACGCTTAATCGCTTTAGTTTTGTCGTCCATTTCGTGAGTAGCTTTAATTAGTGTTTGTCCATAACGTTGATGTAAGTGACGGTCATGTAATAAGACATTGAGCATTCTCCAACTTTCATCTTTATCTTTAAAACCGTTAATAATACCAATGTTACCACTTTTAAGCGAACCGTATGACCTAGTAACTTGTTTGGTAATTTTCTTGGTATCAAATTTTGCACGATATCCTGAAAAGTCGCCACCTAATGAACTTTTATAACTGCGTTTTACTTTGTTCTGATTAGAATTAAAAGCGTCTACCATTTCTAACCAAGCTTTTTTCATCTGTTCCTCTGTGAACTTTTCTATTCCTCTGAATTGCTTATAGGTTGCCATAATTTTACCTCCACATGTTCCGATTTGTTTAGCTCTTCTGCGGTTGTTTTCTTCTTCTCTTTAGGTGTCAACGCTGAAATTAGTTTTAGTGTCCACCCTAAAGGTCTATGGCTATATACTTCGTAGGGAACTCTAAAAGCTGTCATAGCACTAACAATTGCAAGTGTTGTAATTCTTGCGGTTTCCCCTATTTCTTCTTTGCTAGTGCTATCGCTTTTTTTGTTTCGTCTACCAGTTGTTCCATAAGTTCGGCAACTGTAACAGGTAACAAACCACCAATTAAAGCACCTAGAATTTCATCTAATGTATACTGTGGAGCACAAGCCCAAAAGAATAATGCCAAACTGTGATAATCACGTTCGTTCAAATCTCCAAAATAAATTCCGTTGTCTTCCATACGTTCTAATGCTTTAAAATCAAATTTAAAATCTTCTTTCTTCATCTGTGTATCTCCTTATAAATTAAAATAAAAGAGTGGGAACTATTATTTCCAAGCCCTCCACTCTTAAAATTACGCTTTGATGTCAGTACTTGTGAGCGGCTTAAGGTCTGTAAACAACTTTTTGAAAGCAAGTGCCGGTCCACTTGTTCCAGTTGCTAGGTCTTTGTCAGACACTTTGAACTTAACAAACAAGCGTTTTTTACCAGCAAGTGCAAAATCTCCAGTCGTCACAGTAGCTTTGTGTTCGTATTCCTTACCTGTTGGACTTTCTTCGTCAGCTTGTGCTGTGTCACTAGGTGTTGTAGCCTGAACACTTGGATAGAATGTTGCTTTGTACCCTGTTCCGTCGTCATCACGGTAACGTTCAGCATAAGCAAAACCATAAGGTTTGTAATTTGCTGCGTCATCAGTCAAGAACCCTGAAACACTTCCAAACCCTAAAGCATGAGTTGCAAAGGAATCAGGCAAGTCATAAGACTTAACTGTAATCTCTGTGTTTTTAGAACCTGCAATAGTACGATAAGGAGCGTTAAACCCTGCATAAAAATTTTTGTTTTCTTGGTTGGTTTCTGTTTCAATACCACGCAAACCTGCGATGGGGATACCTGCTTTTGACCCTGTAAGGTCTGTGAACACTACCCCATACCCTAGACCGTGTGTCAATTCATTTTTTGATGTATATGCCATTTATTTTTTATCCTCCTACTGCTGTTTTCCAAGTTTTAATAGCACCGTCTTTGAGGAAACCACCACAAACTAAAACAGTACCATATACTTGTACTTTATTATAACGAACATCTTTAGTTACTTTAAACTCTGGTACTAAGTCCCCTGCAAGAATACCCTTGTAAGGGTTAATAAGAATTTTATCATAAATTTTACCAGGTACGTTGTTATAGCGTTTAAAACTAACGGTTTCGATTTTTGTTACTCCGTTTACAACTGGCGTAAAATCATTTTCTTTTACAAAAAGGATATCGTCGCCTGACTGTGAAAACTTATCTGCACTTTCGTTCTTTTTAATAGCCCCAACAATTGAACTATTAGTTAGTGTGTTGTGTGTTCCGCCCCAAATTAAGTGACTTTCGATTGTTTGATACAAAGCATCTCGAACTGTTTGCAATGCGTCTTGTATTCCGTCAGCAGTCAAGTTTCCTGCGTCAGCTAAGTTGATACCAAACCCAAAACCACGAGGGGTTAGAATTTTATAACTCGTTTCAGCTATATCTAACACTCCACCTGTTTGCCCTTGTTCTTTAGCTTCAGGAAAGCCTGTTAGATTGACCGACTGCAATAAATCTGCCCCAACTTTAGGAATACGTGACAAGAGAGGGAACGAGTCTCCAAGCCCCCCCACATTAATCACATTATTCACATTTTTAATTTGTTGAACATAACGGTCTGTGATATTAAAATCAGACATTATTTACCCCTTTCTTATTTTTCACCTCTTAAATCGTTCTATTTTGCGTGTTTAGGTCTGTTCCTTGTCATTATCCTAGAAATTATCTAAAATGCAATACAAGCCAATCTGTGAGCTTACAGGGGTATTATATAGCAAGGGGTATCTAATCAACAACCAAACAAAAAACCACTCGTTTGAGTGGCATGTAATTGAAGAGTTATGACCTCACTTTCTATTTAATCAAATTTTGTTCGTTAATAGTTTCAATTGCTTTTTTAACTTGTTCAGGTTTCCCAGTTATAACTAATTTTATCGTATCTTTGCTTTCAGCGTTCTTTTTACCTACTTTAAACAAGAACAAACTGTACAAGATGAATGACACAATATAAACAATATAAACCATTTACACCTCTTCCATATCTTCATCAATTTCATCAAGTTCTTTGTGCATAGTGTTATATTCTTCTTTGCTTAGTTTACCCTCCTCTAGTAAATCGTTCAAATCTTCATTAATTGCTTTACGTGCTTCAATTCGTTCAGATTTTGATAACATACTATTTACAAAAGTATAAAGCACTAACATGTCTTTTTCTCGTCTTTGTAATTCCATTTTTTACACCTCTTTCATTTCTTCAATTGTTTCCTCTACTGTTTTATGCAAATCGTAGTAAAACACTCCTGTGTAATGTTCATCTTGTTCTTTTGTCCAAGTTTTGTAATTTGTTTTGTCCATGATTTCGTTGACCATTTCAGAGTGTTCATTTAAGTTGGTAACAAGAATTTCAAGAGGTTTTCTTGACGCTTTATGAAATTTTGATGTAAACTCGTACGCTTTAGCAATCTCTTGAAGCATACTAAACAAGTCCATATATTGAGCTTTAGCATAAGCAGGTACTTTACTTTCATCTGTTGGAAAATGTTCGTCAACTTTTTCATCATGTAATTTCAAAGTGTTGTTAAGCAATTCAATTTGGTTTTTAAGTTTCATTTTTCGTTTTCTCTTTCTTTCTTACGCTTGCATTCCTGTTAATTTGTTCAAGTATTTTGTTTTTCGGTCGATGTGGTACTCTAAATTGTTACCCCATCGTGTTTGAAGTGAAAGTTTTAGACATTCAATGATGTAACTTTTAAGCGTTCCGTTTCTGTTGACATCATCTAAAGTGTAGAAGTATTTTCCTTGTGTTCCCTCACTTGCATTGTATTCATTAAGTTCAAAGATTTCATTTTCGACAAATGCTTCAAGTTCTTCTTTTTTCAAGTTATTAAAACCGCTAGAGAATCGGATAAAGTTCAATGTTTTGTCATTAATCATAGTAGTTACCTCTTAATTTTATAATATTTGTGTTGTCTGTGATTGTATTGGCATAAATATAATGCTCATCGCTCAAGAGTTGTACAGCCCTGTATAAGCTATTTTCTGTTTCTTCGGTACAAATTACCATAAGTTCTACTTCAAGCGTCCTAAACGACTGATAAATGCTTGCATTGTTGCTTACTTGACTAACAATAGGGTGTATTTCAGCAAACATCACTCCCATTGGTTCTCTTTCATAGTCCAAACTAACGGTAAAACCTAACTCTTCAAGAAACCCTTTGATGTCTAGCTTTTTATTTTGTAAGTTAATCATTTATTCCCCTTTGTAAGTATCTAACAACCATTTAACACGATTAGAAAACCACTCTTTGCGTCCTTTGCTACTGAAATATTCAAAATTTCGGACGTTTTGATTTTTTATGAAGTGGAATAATTCAGTTTCATCAAAACATAATGTTGAATTATTAAAGACAAAATCAAGCATTTCAGAAATTTTATCAGCTAGATTGGCTTTTTCAGCAAACTTTTCAGCCTTACGAACCTTAGGACTATTGGCTTCGGTACTACGAACCAAACGCAAGAAATAAGACTGTTCAGCTAGCATGTTTAACTTCCCTAGCGTGTTAATAATAATCATGTCAGCTACTTCACGGTTAATCACTTCGTCTTTTTCAAAGTTTAGACCGTATTTTTTGTTTGTGTTACGTTGGTAATTGTTGATGTGTTGTTTTACCTCTAGCATGTCATGGATAACTTCCAAAGTGATAATTGGTGCATTTTTTAAAAAAGTGAGTTTTTCTTTACTGATTTTCATAGTTTGTATGTATTCCTTTCAATTAATTCCATTAAGTTAGTAAAATCAACGGCAAACAGAGGGGGAACAAGTTCTCTCACAAGTTCCTTTGCTTCCTCTACTCGTCCTTGTAGACTTAATTTGTCCACTTCATCAAGTATCATTTCATAGTCATATCCCATTCATGAACTCCTTTAGAATGGCAATTGTTCATCAGGGATATCAACAGGAGTATTACCACCGAACAAGTCAACCGTATTTGGAGCCATTCCTCCATGTGGGTCGTCATATACGCTTCCACCGTTATCACGGTTTAGGTTAAATTCTGGTGTAACTTTAGCAAATGAAGCGTTGTAGTAAGTCTTATCCCCTTTTGTTTCGGCTTTAATTTGGTCAATGTATACAGTTACGATATCGCCATAATTTACGCTATCAGGTAACCAAATACCTCCAATATAATGCTCAAATGGATATGCTTTAAATGACAGAACTTTTTTAGTTCCTTTTGATGTTTCAACTTCTTTTGTGTTAATTTCGTTTACTTTCAAAGTTTCGATAATTTTCATTTTTTTGTTTCCCTCTCTTTATTTGATAGTTTAATTATAACGTGTTTATTTTCTTTTGTCAAGTATTAAGCATTCATGTTTACTTTTCCTTGTTTGCAAAGTTCGTTTGCACGGTCGCTTGACATCTCTTTATTTGCTACCATTTTTTTCAAGTCGCTTAGTTTGTATTGATAACTTGCTTTAGGTACTGCTTTTGGACGTTGTGCATTGTTTTGTCCTTTATTTGTACTATCAGCGTCTTTGGTATCATCTAATTTCAACGCTTGACCATAAGCATATTTGCTTGCGTATGATTGACTAGCACCTGTCGCTTGTGCCTTATCCATTCCTTTCTTATTGATGTCAATAACTGCCCAACCGTCACCGCTTGCGATGTCGTTAAGGTTATCAGGGTCAAAAATATCAATGTGAACATGTAGGGCTAGTTCGCCATTCATTTCAATCATTTGCGTGTACGCTTTTTCCATTAGTCCATACTGTAATAACAGAGGTTTCAAAGCCGTTTGAATATCTTCGTTGTTTCTGAAATTATACTTACCAAAACTATTGTATTGACTTTTAGGTACTTTAATTTCATTGATTAGTTTTAGAACTTTGCTTTCCATTATAGGCTCACTCCTTTATTTACATGTTTTTTGTACATTTTCCACAACCATTTAAAGAACCCTCTGATGTATCTACCAAGTTCTTCGGCTACATTTTCAACGGTTTTAAACGCAAGCCAAATAAATAGAATTGTTAAAAGTAAAGTCAACATTTTTTT